TCCTCAAACTTTTGAATTTATAAAAAATGTTATTGATAAAATTTCTGGTGTAATTGATAGCATTAAAGAAACTCTGACAGGCTGGGCAGAAAAGTTATTGAGTAATAAAGCCACCGCTTGGATGGTACCAAATTTTGTTAAGAACATGATAAAGAAACCTGCGGTGTTAGAAGCGGGAGAAACTGATGCAGAAACTAAAAAATTACAAAGACAACAAGATGGAGCATTAAAGAGTGAAGCAGATGAAAAGAAAAGACAAGAAACTGAGCGTGTTAAAAAGTTAGAGAAAGAAAAACGATATACTGGTGATGATGAGATTGTTCGTGCAAGATTAGGTTTACCACCTAAGACTGAAACGATGCGTCAAGAAGATGCGGCCAAAAAACAAGCACAAGCAGTTGAAGTTGCACCACCGCCAGATTCAATTATTGTTCCTGGTGCATTTCCTTCTTCAACAGGACCATCAGCTGCACCAAAAGCACCAAAACCAATTTCAGCCGAACCACCAACCGCAGTAGGTAAAGCAGCAGGTCCACAAAGAACAGGCGGAGGATCTCTTGCATCAGTTGCTTCTGTTCAGTCTGGAGTTGATTTAACTGGTATTCATCCTGAATTTGAAAAACGCCTTGTGAACATGGCAACTGCATTCAATGAACAAACAGGTAAAAAACTATTAATTACTTCCGGCTATAGAAGTAATGAGAAACAAGCAGAATTATTCAGAGCAAAAGTCGCAGAACTTGGAGGTAATGAGGCGGCTGCTGCTAAATTAGTTGCAAGACCAATGCCTCCTTTAGGAACAGGTAAAGGAAGTTTTCACTTAAAAGGCCTTGCGATTGATATTAATTCAAAAGGCGCTGGTGGTCTTAATGCGTTAGCAGGATCAAGAGATAGTCCTACTGGTTGGTTAGAAAAATTTGGACTGGTAAGAAATGTTCCAAGAGAAGATTGGCATGTTCAACCACTCGGAACATTACCTACTGCTGACAATCCAGAAAATCCTGGTGCGCCAACTTTAGTGGCGGGTAAAGATGGCAAACCAATGGACTTGGCATCAGGTAAAAAGGAATCATTAGCACAAGCAGAATCAAAAACAAGTTCTGCATCTGGCAGCGCTGTTTCTTCTGCATCTACAGATGTTGCATCTGGTCAAAGACAACAGATGAAACCACAAACACCAATTATTGTAAATGCACCAACAACAAATAATCAGGTTGTCAAAACGACACACATGAATCCGTATCAACGACAAGACACTGGTTCTTCATTAGCATCAATGAGAGTATAAAAAAACACCCGCCAAAGCGGGTGTTCGCACTTGCATGGGATTTTTTAGTCTTGTGTTGCCAGTGATTTGAAATAATCCAAATCTTCATCATCAATATTAGACGATGTATCAAAAGGCACATCATCTTCTTTGATAGACGAAACAGAATCAGCTGCCTTAGTTTTTGGTGCAGGTGTGCCTTCAAAACCAAGAACCTTATCTAAACGATTTTTGAGTTGTTCGTATGATTTGAATTGTTTCTTTTCAGTAAACTCTTTCAAACCAAACTCTTTCTTCCACAAGTCTTCAAGTTTATCATCATCACCATCAAAGAGTGCAGACTTATCGGCAAACTCTGATTTGTCATAATTACGATAACCCTCAACATTACGAATCTTCAACTTAAAGTTTGCACCTTCCCAAAGGTCAAAGGGATTGATAGGTGTTTCATCTGCAAATTCTGGATTCATTGCCTCTGTAATCTTATCAAAGATTTTCTTACCAAACTTAAACAGTTTGATTTGTCCTTCGTTGGCAGGATTACTTGGGTCTGAAATAATCAGAATATTGGAGATATAAGACAATTTGCGTTTCTGTTTACGAGCAATGTCTTTGTTTGCTTCAATGCCAGAATTCCATAGTGTATTGTTATGCTCACAGACTGGGCATTTTTCATTCAGAGTTGTGAGGCAGTTATCAATGAACCAACCACCTGGTCCTTGGAAGCCATGACTGAATGTTCGAACCCAAGGCAATGCATCATCACCATCAACCGCAGGCGCAGGAAGAAAACGAATGATTGCCATGCCGTTGCCTGCCTTATCTACTTCTGGTTGCCAAAAACGAGTATCGTCTTTACCACCAGATTCTGCGGGTTGTGATGTTGCTTCGATTGCTTTGGTAAGTTTAGCGATATCAGAACGATTACGCTTTAGATTTGCAAAACTACTCATATGTTACTCCTTATTAAACGATATATGAACGATGTATAAACGATGTATAAACGACTTATCCACAAAAACATAATATCATTTATTTAGTAAACTTTGAAGCGTTTTCACGGTAATATTAACATCTGTATGGTGTATGCCAATGCCGCCTGCGGAATTGAAACTGTTGATAATTTCTTTCGTATCATCAATTAGAACAACATCTTTAGCAGCATATTCTGCTTTGTATTTACGACCTGGTACAACATTTGGTTTGTATGCAATACCCATCTTCTTTAACCAAACTTTTTTCTGTCGAGCAACTTCATTGTGATGTTTTTGACCACCAGATGAAGTCAGCATCTCAACAGGAATCTCTGTATGTTTGCGAATGAATTTCAGTAGTTCTTCGCCACCTGAAAGCCACTCTAAAGTTTCAAATTCTTTATCTGCAATAAACTGTGGCCATTCTTTACTGAAATTCTTGCGGTCACGAACAGACATTGCTGGATAACCAAACTTTTTCGCAAAGCGTCCTTCGAAATCAGTAAGAACACCATCCATATCTAAGTAAATTTTCTTAATCATTTTCCTATCACTTTTTTCAATATCAACTTATACTTTACACTATCTTTGGGAAGAAATGCGGTATACTTGATAATCTTTCTTCTTAAATCTGGCCATCGTATGGTGTCGGTAATCTTTTTATCCCACATCGGTAAGAAATTAAGAATTGAATTGAGTATGCACAAAGTTTCAATTTTGATAACTCGCTGTAGAGTGTATGTCAACAGAATAGGATAATCACCGTCAACTACTTTGATTACCTCATTTGGATCATCAACACCATCAAATAGTTTTGCCAAGTCACCGGTGAATTCGTAAGACAGCGATTGAATTATCTTTTGACGGCTGCGATAATTCACTTCGGCGTCTTCCGTCAATAAATCACCAACCCACAAACCATCTCGCTCGACAAAATTTGCAACAAGAAATTCAATTAAGTCTTCTCTCTTGTTGAACTTTCTGCTGAGTTTGTAGAAATGGTATTTGTCTTTACGATTCTCAAAGGAAGTCACACTAATGTTTGACTTGCCATTATACTTGTGAAAATCATATGAATCTTTTGTGAAATGTAGTTTGAGAGATTCGTAAAGACCAAACGCTTCGTATCCATCAATCATATAGGAAGGCGAGAACCTTTTTCTTTCAATAAATTCAAATCCATTGCATCACTGGTCAACTTAGCCTTTAAATTTGAATTAACCAATGATGCAGCCACTTCAATCTCTAATCCAGTTTCTCTACAATACTCGACAATTGCTTCGATATAATTGTAGTCGGTGTTTGCTACTAACGACTCAATCGCCTTCGCAAACTTTGCCATTTCATCTTTAGTTGGCATTTTCACCTGTAAGACCTGTTGCGTTAAACTTTGGCGGATTCAATACATCATTGACCAAATGTGACATGATAAGTGAATCGGCATTATCAAAATCTTCTTCATCTTCAAATTCATCTTCTGGTTTTACAACATCAATTGTTCCAACAAAATGAAAACCAGAACCACGAAGAAACAACTCAAAGTTTTCGAGCATTGTTGTCAAATCATCTGCATTAAATTCTGTGGTGTGTTTTGAAGCAATACCATTTTCTTCACCACGAAACATATCATATTCTAAATGTTCACAAATAAAAGTATAACGAGCCATTATTTCACCACCGTTTCATATAAAGTTTCAAATTGTTCATGCACAGCAACTTCTTCATCAAAGTTTTGTTTGTGATAAACTTTCACCAGTCTTGCAATCAACTTCTTCGGTAATTGCATGTTCTTTGAAGTCTCTGCAATTGATTCACGCACAAAATCTTTTTCTGCATCTTGCCTTGTCATTGAATCAGAACACTCTTTGATTACCTTGAACAGTTTGTCACGGTCAGGTTCAGAGAGTTGATTGATTGTCATTTGTTTAACTGCCATAATATACCTTTCAACTATTTTTTACTAGAACTAGATTGTATCACAGTTTCTTCACCTTTTGCGGCATATGTGATACAAATTGGATCGTCACCACGAACATATGAACATCTTACCGATAATGGATTAATTCCTTTGGCGATTGCATTGTCAATATTCTTTGCCATTAAATTTCTATCCGTAATGTGATATATCGATATGCCAAAAATTGCAGCAAGCACAGAAGCGGCTACTGAAAGAGTAAAAATTTTATCGTGTTCCATTAAATATTTTCCTTAACTTTATAAAAAATGTGTCTACCGATTGTAACATGTTTATCAAGATTTTGCCAATTAGGTCTGACATAATCGGCATGATAGTAAAGAGAACCGTTTGTTGGGTCTCTTAACTTTTCGTGATTGGCATAAACATAGATTGCAATCTTCAATACATCATTATACTTCTTTGTAGTGTCATTTGTCAAGAGCATATTGTAATATTGCCATTTTGGTGTTGTTTCACAATACCATGAAAATTGGCAAACAACTCTTTTATCTCCAATTGATTCGACTTTCTTTTTCTGTTTCACCACATCGCAAATGGTGTCTGGAAAGTCTGATGATTCTACTCGGTTCAATGTAACAAATGCAACGGCAATTTGTCCTTCTCTTGGTTCACTTCTTGCCTCAAAGTATATGTTACTTGCAAGGCAGGCAACTTGTCTTTGTGCGTCTGGTGTTAATTGTGAGTATTTCGGTTGAATAATTCTTTTTGAATCGACATAGTGTTGTCCTGCTACACCCAATGTTGCGAAAATTATCAATACTGCAACCATCGCAGCAATTGAAAAATATTTTAACATTTAATTCTCCTTGTTAAAAGGGAGGCCGAAGCCTCCCTAATCCATCAGGACTTCTTAGTGGAAGACTTCTCTACTGGAAGATTGGAAACAAAAGTATTGAGTGTTTGCGCTTTGGCAATAATCTCTTGTTCTGATGGGAAAGATGGGTAACCTGGATGTTTCGGTGGTTCCTCACCTCTTTGTTTCGCAGCGTCACATTCAGCTGCATATTGATTTGCTATAATTTCTCTTTTACCAAAATGGTCAGATTCCAACATACCCTGAGCCATTTTCAGTAATTCGAGCCTTATTTCAAAGGGTGACATATTTGTCATAGTAATTCTCCTTGTGTGTTTTGTGTGTGTACCAGTCGAAAATTACGACTGGTTTATTATTTAGTAATTACCAATGTCTCACAACATTAGCAATAATGAAAAAACAGGTAATCACATGAATTGCAATCCAAAAAGTTTTAAGAAACAACGCAATTCTTGCTTCTTTAACTGTGAGAATTGGAACATCTGGTCGGTCATCATCGGTGCGACCCATCAAATGACCGGTAGCACGGGCCCAAATTTTTTCAACAGTATTCAATCCCAAAGATTCCTGTAATATTTACCAAACAATCTTGTGCCGTTGTTGATTCGGTTGTGGTGTTTTTCAAAGGCATCCGAATCAAACTTAGCTGTATGATTGGGACCTTTTTCAAAAGTAAACATTGTTGGTTTGCCATTTTCATCCCATGCACACGCAACAGACTTCATATCATGTTCACCAGAATGAAATTGTTTGTCGTTATCCTCATCACAGAGTTGTTCAAAGGCCCAAATCATTTCATCGAGCACCCAATCCCAACGAGCATGAATGTCACGGTCACCTTCTTCGACTTCATGCTCATGGTAGAATTCAAAACACTTTTGGTCTTCCCATTGTTCGGTCGTATTGTATCTTAGATGCTCTGGTACATCTTCACAATCAACAACACCAGAACCGTGTTTATCTTTCTTTAATTGTTTGAGCATTGGCAGAATAATTGGAGACAATATTGAGTCCATGTTCCAAGTATCATATTTGTCAATCTTAATGTATTCAATTCGTGGATGAAGAAAATCGAGGAACTTCTGAATCGCAATTGAAATTGGTTCTAAACGATTCACCCATTTCTCATACTTGTGATTTGGATGGTCTTCTAGATTGTAGAACGCATCTTTGTCTTTCTCCCAAAAACAAACCTTCTCAAGTATTGTGTATGGAGATAGCCAATGACTACGGTATTTGGAAATGTAAATTTTCATAATATATTAAATTGTTGGTGCAGAGTGATTGGGTAATAAGGACACTCTGCGAAACCTCAGATGGCTTAAGCCGCCATCAAAAAGCGCTCATCATTGGCGTTTATCGTTTTGTCTCTATTACGGCTTAGACTTTACCGATTCTCCAGTTCTCTACTCATCTGCCCTGTCGAAACCATGGCTGGCCCATTAGGAAGCATATTAGAATTCACTCTATCTGAGGGCGAGTATTTAACGGGTAGCCCCCAGCCTGTGCCCGAACTAATATGCTTTCTGGTGGACCAGAGGGGAATCGAACCCCTGTCCAGAACACTTTTCTGTCACCTTCAACGAATTCTATATTTATATTGTATCAGGTATTGTGATAATTGTCAATGTATTTTTGCAAGTTTGTCAAATAATTTTCTTTAGTCTCAACAAACAATTGGGTACCTTCATTCTCTACCGCAATGGCAATTACAATTTGATTGATTGGTTTGCCTGTTCGTTCTTCAAACATTTCTGCATATGCCGAAGCCTGCATAAAGTAATTTTCTATATACGACTTATCTTTGGACTTACTTGCAGTCTTCCAGTCAACAATTGATAATTCACCAGACCATTCTGCGATACAATCACAACGACCTGCAAGTTTCAATTTATCTGAATATAGCGGTGTTTCAATGCCGTAGATATCACCAATGTTTGCATCAATAACTTTGCGAACATCAAAAAACATTTCCTTAATGTCTGGCATCATTGTTTTGAATTTCATGTCAGTCATCTCATTAAGGAGATATTTTTCTACTGTATTGTGTAACTTGGTGCCACGACCAGAAGCCTTGGCAGAGATTTTGTTGGCAACTTCTTCACCAACTCTTTGACGCCATTCGTAGATGGCCTTTTTGTTGTATGCTGAAAGAACCGTAGTAATTGAAGGGTAGAGGTTGCCTCCTGGAGTTTTGTATACTCTACCCTTCTCCGTGGTTTCAGATTCTAGGTCATAATTTAATTCACTTAGTTTTACATGACGAAAATTCATTGTTAAGCGGCTTGTGCCTCCTGTTGTGGTTTAATATACTGGTCGTAGTAATCAAAAATGCTCATATTTTTTAATACCCAAGGTGCCTCCCTTTCTAATATTTTTTGTCGGTTCTTTGCAATATTATCTGCACTCCAATCGCCGCTTTCTATTTCGTTTTTTTCTTCTACTTCACCATCCCACTTTTGTTGAAGTAGTGCGACTTTCTTTTGCATTGAACGCTTTGACATGGGCTCTCCTTTTACAAAGTTGGCATAACAAAGCAAAATCTCAAAATTAAAATTTACCTAAATGTTTATCTACTATCTGTTTTGTTTTTACTTGTTTCATTGATTTGCGACCGTATCGTTTGCCTGTTGCACTTTCTGGATGTGCCTCAGCAACTTTAGAAAGAACTTCTTTGAAACCTTCTGGTACTTTATTTTGTTTTGAAGTGGAGACACCACTCACGATGGATGGGGCCGTAATGACCTGGGTGACATGAGGATTATTCTTCAAATAGTCCTCACGCTCTGAAATTCTCAGCATTTCATCAAACTGTTCGCCAGTCTGATTATTATAAAAACTGTAAGTTGGCATTATTTGTATTTATTGCATTTGAATACCAGAGTGGAGCTTCACGATTTGTCCATCTGGCGAATCTAACTTTTTTCTCAATGTAATATTTATGATAGGACGCAAGAGAATTATTGGCAATCTTGCACTCATCGGGCATTGCAGGTGTTGGTTCAGTAAACTCAGCCCTTGGAATATTTTTTGGAATATATCTCAATGATGGTATAAGTCTTGCACATGCATGAGTTTTACCATACCGATGTGTGTATTCTTTTGTCAGTTCAAGAAACAGCCGATAGAGCCACGCATAGTTCGAATCACTTTGGCGTAACCAAACATTTGATGGATGATGAACATGTGATGCCTTCATCAATACATCATCAGACTCTGGATGACGCCAGCGTTTAATCTTACGATTATTGACAGACAGGGCATAGTATTCTTCGCCATCAAGCACACGATGAGCCGTAGACATGAGCTGTGCATATTCGATAATCATTTTAACCACATGTTTATCACAATGCATCTCAGCACAGGTCTTTGGGTCACGGTCAAGATAAAATATATTCATTACCAACTCCCATCATCAATCCATATCCGAATAGTCAAACCGAGAAAACCAAATGCATAGGTTCTCTCGGTATCAGACCACACGGTCGTTTCTTTACGCCACCATGGCAATACTTTCCACCACAGAGGATTCAAAGCAATTATAATACTTACCCCACTATATCTGAGGTAATTAAGTATCTTCACTTCGTAACTTTTGCCATAATATAAACAAGCGCAATAATCAAGGCAAGATTCTTTGCGCCAATGGCAAACAAAGAAATTACGACAATCAAAAACGCCCACATAATTTCGATATCATGGTACCAAAAAAATTGACTTATATCAAACATCACTTCATAAAATTTATCAATAAACTTTTGCATTTTTTCCTCAGTTAATAACTTCAGGTTCATTATTAAAAATACTCGACCACTTCTTCAACTTATTTCGTTTTCTAACATTGGCATTCAAAACATTTATTGAATTAACAATACCATGTTCTTGCATCAATTCAAGCATACACATTAGGTCACCAACTTCTTCTTCTAACGAATCTTTGTTAGATTTATTTGTGGTTGGGTGAACATCATCCATACCAAATCGAAACACTTTGCTGATTGCCTGAATCACTTCAGCACATTCTTCTTGTGCAATCAACATTACTTCTTTTTGTTTATCATTCATATCATTTTCACAGTAATGGGTGCTTCCTCTCTGCGGTGGTACCTATAGTGTCTCCGGCTCTCGATTGCCTTCACAGACACCTTCCATCCACTTCACGACCAGAGAGGATTGTCGCATTGCCAGCGCCGGTTCGGTTTGACCGGAACCACCCATGAGTGACGAACTCATTTCTCCTTCCTGCGGGTCACAGTAGCCAGGCGTTACCCCGGCGGGTTTGGGTGAGGACTTACGGCACGCTTCACAGAGTTCCTGCCTCAAAACTTAGACCGTCTCTTTTACTTCGGTAACTTCGGTAATCTGCATTTCTTCAACAGTCACTTTTTCAACGACTGGATCAGCCTGCAGGTCTTTCAACTTTTTAACTTTGGGCGCCTTAGCAACTTTAGGTGCCTTGGCAGTCTTCGCAACTTTCTTAGACGAAGCGGCAGCAATGTCTTTGTCACGCTTGTCAATGTATTTTTGCATCTCGGCAGCATTCGTCAGAACATAGCCGCCGACTTTGCGACCATTTTTCACAACTTTCACAACACCGCCAATCACTTTGATACGCCACACAAAAGTGGACAGACGATACAAAGGAACGCCTTTCATCTCAGGCATTGCTTCTAGTGATTCTTTGGTGACAGGTTCACCGTTCAACATCACCTTCAACACTTTTTCCCATTGCAAAGTCTTTGCTTGTTTAGCGAAACGCATAATATAAAACTCCTTTATCAGATTTAAGAATATACATCATAACACAAAAAGGCACGACTGTCAAGCACTATTTCGGCAATCATGCAATTTGTTCTTCAGAACAAAAACCGGCAAACTGTTCATAGTCACCCTCAAAGGCAATATTGCCATCTTGGTATTGACCAGAATAAATTACAACACGATTTTCAAAAACATGGTATTCATATTCTTGCCAATCATCACGACCAAGAACTGGTTGGCGCAAATAGATGCCACCAACTTCTGTTTTGAAAGCACCGACCATTTGTGCGGCAAGACAATCCATACCGTTTGCAAATCGACCAATTTTCACTTCGCCAGAAATGCCGTTAATGACTTTGAACGGCAATAAAAATTCTGCCAACTCGGCACCATGACCAGAAGGGTAACCATCAAACTGGCGATACATGCACACGATTGGTTCATTTACATCTTGACCACTTTGGTTTTGGTATGTATCATAAACATAGGTAAGAGAACGAGTGCCCATTATGCAATATCCAAAAGGTCAGCTGCACAAACAGCATCGGCATAATCATCGGTATCTAAATCAATCATCGTACCATCAGAAAAGAAAGCACAATAGAAACCGTCTTCATTCTTTTCAACACTAATCAAAAAATTATCCACAATTATCTCACAATTTCAAAATGTTCACCGAGGTACAAATCAAAGGTTTTTACTAAATGTTCGTAATCGCCTTGTTTCATTTCTTCACAAATTGATTTACCCAAATGAGGTGCACCAGATTGACGAAATGTTTTTTCAACTACTGCCAACAAATAAAATGCATTGCCTTGTGGGCCTGACAAATCAATTTGTGGTTTAAACTTCTTTGGTTTTCGCTTAATCATTTTTTATATACCAGACTTTTTGTAGGTTGATTGGTAATCGGGCAAGTGTAATACATAACATCCCGTCCTTGAATATCTTCCTCAACATTAAGAAACTCCACCTCGGTGGTAAGATGTTCTTCACCACATTCAGGACAAATTACAATAAATCGTTCATTCATTCTACCACTCCTTCTGTGCAAATGCTGATTCATAATAACCCGCCATGTAAGCGGCAATTTCTTCTTCACTCATATCAGTCGCTTCAATCTTGGTTGACTGATGAGTGGCGCCAGTAAAATAGTGCGGTTCAGCAGGTCGACCGTACCACGCATCAGCAGAACCACGGTCATACGCACCACCGTGACGAGTAAAAACTTCACGCTCTGAATAATTCATATTTCGTTCCCATTCACCATTAACTTTAACAAAACCTTTTGGCGTAAAATAAGCCATATTAAGCAGCCTTCATCATAAAAGTAGGATATTTCACAAAACCAGAGGTATCTTTCTTCGCCTTACCTTTGGCATACAGACCAACTACAACACCTTTTGGATCAAGAAAACGCAAATCAGAATCATCGCCATTGAAAACTGGCATGCCTTCGTATGTCTCAGGCATTGGTTGCGATTTTTTAATACCGAACACCGTTGCAACATTATAACCTTGTTCAAATGCCTTCAGCACATCAGCATCATTACCATCAGCGGCAGAGAAGGTCAATTGATAATTTGCAAGACCGTTCACTTTGCGACCAAGAATTTTTGTATAATCATAAAACTGGACATTGGGAAACTCTTGGATCACACCATACTTTTCCCATGCAATGTCACTTGTACCGTTCAAACGAAAAACGGGAATCAGACCTTTCTTTTCGGCCTGTTTAATTGCCTTGCAAATATCGTTTTTGAGTGTCGCAAGAAAATTTTCACGGTCTTCAAAAAACATTTTGGTTTTGCGAATACGAGCCTGTTGAATCATATTGGTTGTTTCGCCTTTCTTAAACATGCCACCACGACCGGCAGTATTCAAACAAGCAGCCGTGCAACCTTGTGTGCGTTTTGGGCAGGTTTCATAACCAGAGAGATTCGCAGGTGCAAGGTGTAGAATATAGGTCATATAACCTTGTTTCATACCTTTGAGAATCTTGGGGTTACCAACAGAAAGTAGTTTCATTACAGAGTGCCTTTTTCAATCATCAATATAAGCATTATAACAGAGAACGGCAACAAAGTCAAGCACTATTTGGACTAAGTTAGTGAACACTCACTAACATATTATCGGCGCATTGATGCCTGGTCTTTTGCTTCCTCATCAGTAAAAATTGGCACGGCATTTGATTTGTGCAAAGTGCCGATACCTTTCATTTTATCACCAGTATAATACATATCAGGTTTTCTAAAAGTATTGTAGTAACCAGTATTCAAAGACGGAATATGTTTCGTTTCTCGCACAAAAGGTTTAGGAGAAGGATTTTGTGCAGATGAAATCGTTTTTGTTCGTTTTTGTGCAAAGGAAATCGTTTTTGTGCGTTTAACTAACTCTTGCCATTCAGCAGCCAATGCCTTTTGTTTTGCATTGGGTTTGCGTTTTTTAGATTTTGCGGTAGTGTATATAATCATTTGAGTTTACGAGTGCCAAAATACATGAGAAGCAATCCTAACATGGCAATGACCAATTGTGCGGCAAAATTCACTCCGTCAGGATCAAAGTCCATGCCACCGACTGCACCGAAAACTAAAAGTAAACCAACTATAAATCGTATCATATTAGCACACCGATTCTTGGACTTCGATATTCAAATAATTCTTGTCTTGTATTTGAAAAGAAATCGCATCAGATAACTTCGTACCATTTTTAACATCTGCCAATAATTCTGCCAACATATTAATTTCTTCACTTGACATTTTTGAAATATTGTCGGCAGTAGCAACAACAATAAATGCATTAATCTTATTCATTACATCGCTCCAGTCCAACGAGTTTGTCCGTATTGTTTTGTGATAACATTACCACGAGCAAAATTACGAGCAGGTGCAGACCAACCTGCGGCTTTTAGAATGTCGCCTCTTTTGAATTTGCCATTATCTTTCAGACAAATAAACGAGTGAACAGAACGCTGATTGGCACCAGAGTAAACTTTAATATACTTTGAACCGACTTCAAAACCAACCGACTGTTGAAATTCTTCGGTCATACGAATGCGAATGTCAGTAGGCGATTGGCCCATCCACCTCGCATAATCTTGTTTAATAAATTCAAGATAATCATTTAGTCCGTCAATCATCATTAAACTCCTTTTGAATAAAAATCACGGCGAAACCTATTGGTCTGAATTTTTGCTTTTTCAATTAACTCAGACCAATTATTCGATTTCACACATCTTTTAATATCAGTATTTCTCATGGGTGATATAATGTGTGAAACACGACCATTTATTGAAACCGACATGGTTCCGGTATTCATTACAGCCTGAAATGGATCACTTTTCAATTGACGGAATCCCATTATACACTCTCTTTCATATTAATTTCTTCGAAACCATATTTGGCAACAACATGAGCGGTATCGGTATCAAGGTTGTGAATAATATCACCAACTGATATTGAATGCATACTGCCGAACACTTGACGGAGGGTTTCGTCTTCTAAACAAACGAAATTACCGATACGAAAAACTTCATCTAGTGAACGGGCGTCAATTCGTGCGACAAATTCATATTCATCAGAAATTTCAGCAATTTCTTTTGCACTCATAAAATAGAGGTCACGAATAAACTTGGATCCTTCGGGTAACTGATAGACGGCATATTGATTCATCACGGTGTTTCCTTTCTCATTCATCATGTGTCCATTATAACGAAAAATGGCAAGAATGTCAAGCACTATTGTTGCCTAAAAACAACACAGTATAAGTTAGTGAGTATTTACTAACTTAGCGACAGCATCGGCATGTTTGCATTTTCTACGATAACCAAAACCAATACATGGGCAAGTAATATATTTACCAACAGTATTAAATTCGACAAGATATTCTTTGCCTTTTGATTTGACATTAAACAGGCGAACATTATCAGATTTGATAATCTTTTGTTTTTCTTCTTTTTGATTATCTTCGGCTTCGAATTGTTTAATTAATTTGAATAATGCTTTGTGATTTGTTTTTTCGAATTTACGATATCTTTTATCTAGAGTATTTCTAGAGTTAAATACCATAATCTCATTTGAATGCCATTTGGCATATGCGACAATTTGGTTTTTATTGTTGACCAAATAGGTGTGATTGGGTTGTTTGAATTCAACATCCCATTGTGTGACTTCTTTTAGAATTTCCATAACCTAATTATAACAAAGAATAATGAAAAAGTCAAGCACTACTGTTGTATAAAAACAACACTATCCTTTGAGTAGTTTTTTCTCGGTAGTCTCTCGGATATCTTCTTCGAATTCAGCAAGACGGAGTTTGTTCAATTCGATTTCCAATTGTAACTTTTCCGATTCATCTTTGGCCATTCGTTTTTCAACCTCACGAATTCTTGCTTTAAGTTCATCTCTATATGACATGTTCGTTTTCCTCTTTTTTCAAACGATAGAAAGATTTGTCATGGTGTTTCTGTTTCTCAAATTGTTTACTACCTTCTTTGTCACGGTTCTTTTTGAATTTCGTCTTAACCGTTTTATCGTATTTCTTGCCGCCTTGTAGCATGTTTGTTTTTGAAAACCTCCTTAGAAGATATGGTCCGCTACGCCTAATTCAATCAATTCTTCTGCCGAAAAGTAGGCGTCACTTGGCGGCAAAAGTTTTTTCTTAATTGTTGTGGTGTTTAGTTCGGTACACTCTTTCAACAAATTGACCATTCGATTGTTAATGAGTTCATGTTCTTTGGCAGTGGCCTTAATGTCATGGTACTTGCCTGTTGAGCTATCTGTATACTGGTGACACATAATAGATGCAGTTGGACTAATATATCGTTGTCCTTTTTCTCCTGCAGCAAAGATTAAAAATGCAGATGAACATACGGATCCAAGACCAATCGTATGCACAGGTTTATTTGACTTACGCATTACATCAATCAACGCAAAGGCATCTTGTAGAGAGCCGCCATTTGAATTGATATAGAGAGTGAGTGGATAATCACCAGATTGTAAATTTTCATAGGTGATCCAAAACATCGCATCCATTGTGTTCGATTCTTCAATATCACCATAGAGAAAATGTATGTGATTCTCCAATAGACCAGAATTGATTCGATCCTCTGCGGGTATAAAATCCATATCCTTCTTATTCATTTTTTAATTTGCCATTTATGAGCTGTTTCGATAATAGACATTATATCATGTCTGGGACGATAATTCAATAGTTTTTCGGCATATGTAATGTCGGCAACTAACTTTGATGGGTCTCCAGGTCTTCTTTCGGCATAATTGTATCCTACTGGCAACTTTGCTACTTTGCCAATCATGTCAATAATTTCTTTTACCGAATATCCTTTACCTGTTCCTAAATTGATAATCTCACTACCGTAATGTCTTTCTAACAAATTAGCAGCAAGAATGTGTGCATCGGCAACATCCGAAACATGAACATAGTCACGAATACAGGTGCCGTCTGGAGTGTCGTAGTTATCTCCATAAATTTCAAACTTCTGAAAATTATTTAGATTTTGCAGAATTCGAGGAATAAGGTGCGTTTCAGGATTGTGGTCTTCGCCAAACTCACCATCAGGATCTGCACCTGCAAGATTGAAATAACGAAAAATTATATGATTCAATCCAGAGTGCCGTATCGCAAGTTCGGCTGAATACTTGCTCGAGGCGTATGGATTGTTCATTGGTTTCACTTCATCAGATTCTTTGATTGGTTCTTCTTTTGCCCTATAAACTCCTGCGGTAGATGAGTAGATGATTTTTTTGACACCATGAATTTTCATAGCATTCAAAAGATTGATTGTGCCGATTACATTGTTACGATAAAATTCAATTGGATTTTTATTTGATTCGCATACTTCGATTCTGCCGGCAAGATGAAACACCATATCAATAGAAACTTTATGAAATAAATTATTGAGTGTTTCAGAATCTACGATATCACAGAAATAAAACAAATCAACATATTTACTTTTTGGATATCGTTTGTCAACACCAACAACTTTCCATCCTTCTCTTTTGAGAGTTTTAGAAAGATGCGAACCAAGATAACCAGAGACACCAGTAACGAGTGCGGTTTTCATTCTATCCTGCGCTGTCTCTTTCCGATAGAATTGGTCTTCGAATCGGCCACCAAATATTAAACTCTGGATCGTTCCACTTAATTGTAAATTGACTAGCTCTGTCATAATATGCATTTAACTTATAACTAAACACCACACTTTCAGACATTACAAGGTGTCCATTGCCAAACTTTGGTGGCACAAGAACCTGTAATCGATTTTTGTCTGAAAGTGTGAAAGATTCCCATTGACGATACTGCGGATGTGTTGGGTCATTGTTTACCACAACAAAGTAAAAACTTCCGTGCAGGCAAGTAATCAGTTTTGTTGTGTGTGAATCACCATGCAATCCACGAAGCACATGCCGTCTGGATGTGCTGATAGAATCTAGTACCCAATTGTAATCGATACCATTTTGGCGATAGATTGCATCATTGTAAACTTCGGTATTTGTGCCACGAAAGTCTTCATGCATTACAGGTGGCGTAATGAGTAGAACGCCATCTAATTCTGTAGTCTGTATTTTCATGCTATGATTGATACTCCAGGTGCGATTTGTGCCAACTTCTTTTGATTCCAAGGAAAATTTTCACCATACTTGTTTTTCATATGATTATTTCCCTCAATAAAAAATTGTTCGGTGACCGAATTTGGATTGCCGTCTAAACGATAGCAAAGCGTATGTGCATTCGTGCAATCAAATTTAGGAAAGTGTTTCGATAGATTCGAAAAGAATTGTCTATCGGCACCCCATTGACCGTACCATGCATGACCAATTTGAACGGCAACATCTCTCTTTACTGCAAACGAGGATGTGTCAATGTGATGAACGGTGTGATTGAAATAAACTGGCCATTTACCGAGTGATTCACAATTGTCATTACAAAGATAATTGCTTTGTTTATCGTAAATTTTGCGGAGTGAATATGCCCAATCATGCCCTTGTTTAATTACATTGACAAGTTTTTCGACATGGCATGATTCATACCAATTGTCCTCATCTAGGTAACAAATGATATCGGCATTAACAAGAAAAGAACATGCGGCATAAACACGATGACCATACCAACCTTTACCAACATTGTCTTCTAGTATGACAAACTTCGCTTTCGAATAACCTTCGGTGCAATTAAATACGGTACTTCGATGGTCGTATCCATCAATAAAAATGTAATGTGAAAGATTCTTGTAGGTTTGTTTGTCTATCGATTTAATGCATTCGGTTAGATGATAACTACCAATTGTTGGTGTTACAACTGCGACTTTCATTTCCATGATTTCAAAATCTCAGAAGAAGAATTCATTTTATGCGAACCGCCAACACCATAGGCAAACGAAACGCCAGTAACATCTGCCTCTCGATTGTTTGTTTCGTTGCGGTCACCACCATTTGCAAAAATAATTTCATCATTCGGCCACATCAACTTAACATTTTTAATTAAGTGTCTTGCCGAATCATCATCATCAATAAATTTCATTGTGTAGTCAACATACTTAATTGATTGAATAATCTCTAGGCGTTCTTGTAGAGGCATAAATGGTTTGCCTTTTTTTCTTGTCAGCCACTCATCAGAGTTTACACCAACAACAAGTTTATCGCCCATTCGTTTTGCAGCACGAAAGTAAGCGATGTGACCAGAGTGAATAGGATCAAATCCACCAGAACAAACAACAATCTTCATATTACATACCAGGAAATGCTTCTAATACCAAATTCATTGTTAGGTGTTTGACTCCCAAATCTTTTTTGATTAATTTTACCAAAAGTGCTGCATCGTCTTTGTGTAAAGATTCTAGCAGAACTACCAGGAGTTGTTTTTGTTTTGTTGCAGAAAGACCATCTGCTCGCATCGGATGTCCAACAATGAAACGATAGAGTTTTGGTACTTCAGAACTCAGATAGGCAAAGTTAAGACCCGCAGGTTCTACTGCCTCACGATATTGAGGAATCTCAACATCGAATTTTACATTTCGATTAAATGCATAGTTTAGAAATTCACGAAATCTAGGATGGTCATATTTGCGTAGAACGGCAATTCTCTCTGCCTTGTTCTTCGCCTTATCAAACTCAGCAAATATTTCAGAATAAAGAATATCAGAAATCATTAAGGACCTCAATTAAATTTTTCAATCGGTTTGCAATCATATAATTCATAAATTCTTGCTTTGTATGGCCAGAAGAATTATCATAGGTATGTAGTATTTGTTCAGTCAACTTCTCAGGAATTTTAGTGAGGTCAATCAATATTTCATTGCGAGTAAAATTACGAAACATATCTTCATTGCAAAATTCTTTTGGCTCTTGATTCATCCAACCAATAATCTTCGTTTCTGTAATTGGTTTCTGGCGACCACCGACAACAAACACATCATCGGCAGAGAGAATGTTTGGAATGCCATCGCCTTTGTCACCACGAATAATCAACTGTTTCAACTGCAACAACGGCAGAGGTTCTTTGATATACTTTTTCAGAATTGGTGAGAATTGTTCGACATTCGGATATCTCTGCAACTGAGCAAAATCTTTGTCAGATGAAAGAATCATAATCTTTTGCGTTGCCGAATACTTCATCGTCAATGTTGCAATGATATCATCGGCTTCGCAAGTGTCAACGGTGACAACTTTATATGGCGAATGGTCACGCAACTCATCACGAATTTTATTCAGGCATTCAAAGATTGTATTCCAGTCGTGACCAGATGCCTCTCTTGCCTTCTTACGACCTGCTTTATAATTAGGAAAGATTTCTCTACGCCAATAGTTTTTATTGTCACAGGCAATGACAACTTCAGGCCCATGTGATTCTTTGAACTTCTTCACATAGGTACGAATGGTATTCAAAATCATATGACGAACAAGACCCTCCTCAACTTGTGTTTTTGAGGATCCGATTTGTTCCATCAGATTTGAGATTGCTACCTGATTGTAGTCAAATATAATCATAATGAGATTAGTATAACACAGTCAATTGTGTTATTGCGGCAATGTTCCGTCTCTTTTGGCAATTTTGAAAATTAAGTTATAGACAAATTTGTGGTCAAGTTCGGTAGAATTATTGTCTTCGAACGGTATGATATCCATTGTATCTTCGTTTGCATCATACCAGCAATAGATACACACTTCTTCTTTTGGCCGATGAATCAAACACCAAGGCGTAAAATCATGGTCAACAAATTCTTCTGTCAATGAATCCTTATGAACAAAGACAGCAAAACTCATCATGTCTTTATTACCTTGTTCATCACATTGATAGTTGCCATCTTCATCATTCCATTCTAACATGCCGTAACCATCAAAGATGATTTTTACACCGAACGGTTCGTCACCAGACCTATTGCCAGGTTCTAAATCGTCACCATCATCCATTGTTGAAATAAAACTACGAACCCATCCCTCAACCACTTCGGAGTAGTCACGGTCATCATCTGTATAAATTGGCATTGGTGTTGTCATTTCATCACTCGCAAAAGAATCGTATCTGCATTGATTCGGCCAGTCAAAGCACTTTCAACCGCACGAATATTTTCAATTACATTACGCAAGAAAACTTTACCTCCTGACAATACATCAGGTAGAGTCACTTCAGGTTTTCGTAATTTCTTCTGCACAGACTTACTCTCTGCAAAATTCAGAATCGTTGAACCTTTCACACTTAGACCACCAGCATCTTCGGCATGATAGACACCAAGTTTTCTTGTCTTGGTATTGTAGACCCATAACTGTATAGTCCCAATGATATCAGAAGGTTTAACGGATGTCAACTTTAACTCAGCAAACTCTTGGCAGTATTTAATTTTTGCCACAAGTTGGTCTGGCGATTTTGCCTTGCGTTTACGAGGTTTGCGTGTTGCCGTTGAAGATACTTTTTGACAATCAAGAATCACTTGGTCGCAATAGGCAACAATCTTTTTCAATTCCGTTTTTGAAAAGTTTGAATAGCCCTCTTTCAAATCTTTATCATCGGTAGTCATCACCTCATCAAATTCGGTTCGTTTGTTTTTTGCCCAATCGACAATGAATCGTGTTTGAACATCTTTGATTGCCAGTGTGTGCATGGCTGCATATGGTGTGACATTGGCAGAAAACTTTGTTGCAATGAGAGTATCAATTTGTCCTTCTAATTCACCAATACATTCGTTTGCCTTTTCACGGATACGATCCTGAATGTTGGGACCTTTTTTAACTTTATCAATGATTTCGGTAGTTTGAACTTTTGCAATGTCTTCCCGAATGACATTGATTTGTGCATCAAACCATTTTTGACGGCCTTCAGATAGAGTGGCACCGTTTGTAATCATACGACAAATGAAACCAATTTGTTGCGACCTGGTTTTAATTACAGAAGACGCATCGATTTTGAATTTCTTCTTAAAGAAATCGTTTGCGTATTTTTGAGAATCTTTTGGTGTTTTGTTTTGAGAATACCATGACAAAGCAGAACCAATTTCACTATCAGTAATTTCGCCAGTGAACTTTGGTTCTTTACCTACAAATTTTTCATTCGCATCAAGAATTCGTGCCATTACAAATCTCCATTATTTACTTAGATGACAATTATATCACGGCAACAATTAATTGTCAACCCCTAGTGTTGTTTTTACGCAACACTAAGGATTACTTGGGTTTAGAGTAAATCTTGCTCTTCGACTTTAGGTGGTGCAGGTCTTGCCGGTGGCGGTGGCGGCATTCCTACCTTTGGTACAGGTGCCGATGCAACAGGACTTAATACACTTGGTGGCGATGGTGACACACCAGGTTTGTTTACGCCAGATGCAGCATCAATTGCCTTACCTTTCAAATCTTTATCATTACCTGCCAACATGATACCTGAAAGAGTACCCGTCAAGAATGTTGCAATTGGAATAATCAACTCAAAGAATTTTTGGTCAATTGGTGCCATTGCGTTCATTGGTTGTGTCACAAAGATGAGTGAGTATAACACAACAAACACAATACCAACAAGCGTTAATGCAAGACAAATGCCAATGAAGAACTTCAATCGTGCCATCAACTGTTCTTCAGTATACATGAATGTTTCTTCTTTACTTTCCACACTCGACTCCTTTTTCGATAACAGGCTTTTCAGCGACTGTTTTAATGTTTGCCATAACTTTTCCATTTTCTGATCCTTTGAATATGTGTTCCGGACATGTTCGTGTCACTTCACATGTAGGAGGTTTGCAAAACTCTTTGTTCCAGTTTTCTGGGTCTTGGCACGGATAACGAAATCTATCACCGCCAAATACTGCTAATGCGATGGGCGCTACAATTAAGAGTGCCATCCATCTAAACATCTTCTTGTCAGCCATAACAACTCCTCTGATTAATTGGCAAGCGGATTATCTAGAGCATTCTTAATTTTTGTATCTACTTCTTTTCTCAACTCACGCACATCTTTGTCAACCTCACGCTGAGACACTTTGGCGTCACGCTCAACTTGTTCAACGATTTTTTCAATTCTGCGAATGTCTTGTTTGAGATTTGTATTGATATCTCTTACATACTCGGTAGACTTCTCAGAATTTTGTTCTAATACTGCAATCTTTTTATTTATTTCACCCAAATCTGGCGCCACATAAGTTTGTATGGCTTCTTTCATACTTTGATAATCTTTATACACTTCAAACGCACCATATAGACCACCAAGGACAGATGATATAATACCACCAGCAATCATAAGTTTTGCGGGCGTGAAGTTGTAGCCACCAATACTAATGACAGTATTGGAATCAACTGCAGCTTCCAGTTTATCTACTTGCTCGTCTATACTCTTAGACATTTTTAACCTTTCTTAGCTAACATAGTTTGAATCTTTTCTTGAACTATTTTTGCCCAAAAAGGCTGAGGAAAGTTCCATCCAATAAAAGCACCAACAGCAATCCAAAATAGAATATCTACCATAATGCCTCCTTATTTTTAATTAACATTTTTTTATACAAAATACCTACCCATGCTTTAGAGTGGGCTAGTGACATTAGAAACCACATTAACGCCATTTCGTTAGTATAAGTTCCACAAATAGGAGATGCGCCAAAGAAACTTATTAGACCCATTACAAAAAATACTGGACAAGGAAAGAATAATATAAACTGTTTTATTAGATAGAATGTTAAGAGTTTACTCATAATATCTAAGGTTTCTTAGTAAATTTTTCTGATGCGGTAAAACCTAATCCCGCAATTGCAATATACATCATGCCCTCAAATATTGAATCTTTTATATCCAAATTCCAAAATAGATTAGCAACAAACGCTATTGCACAAAGAACAAATGCAATGAATGTAACTAATCTTTTACTACTAATTCCATCGTCCGTACCATCTGTAAATACACTATGATACCAACTTAATTTTTTATCTGATTCTGTATTGTTCATAATCACTCCTAATTTGTCATGTATACCAGCAAACCTAAAAGACCAGTTAAAATTAATGCCAGTATACCTATACCTATTGCATATTTTACATCTTCTTTAAATTGTTCTCTCTGTCTTTCTTCTGCTCTTTCTTCCATCATTCTGTTTATTTTTATCTGGTGCCGTATATCTAAAAATTCTTTGTATCCATCTATACCTAGATGATTTAGCGCACCATATAAAAACATATGTTTAATCTCTGCTTCCATCTCACGCATCTTAACTCTTGCAGCATATATGTCAAATGCTTCTTTGGTCTCACTACGAGTCTCTTTTTTTGAAGGTTTAGAATTCATACCTTCATAAACTGTATGGGCTTGTTCAGCCCAAGTACCTAACTGACCAAATACATCCTGTACCTCCCTACCAGCATCAACTGTTGCTTTTATTCCACTCCATATTGCAGTGGCTGCTGCGAGAGCGGTGATTGGATCCATTATCTATACTGCTGTTGAACCATTTCATTGTGTAATCTATCTGATGCACCGTTAAGTTGTCTCATTGCTCTTGCATTATCTGTAACTGGTTTGTTGTATTGTCTCTGCATTTTAAGTGCATTTGTATCTGGTATGATTGCATTTTGGTATGCAGAAAATCCTGGCACAAATGAAATTGCATTGACCGCTGCATTTTGTGACGCTACAGTTTGCTCAAACTCTTTTTCACTCTGAGTTTGTGTTGCTGGATCAGGTTTAGTCGCAGCAGCAATTGCAGCCTGTCTTGCAGCATTTGTTTTTGGTTTCTCTACTGTTGAAGATTCTTTCTTATCTTCTTTCTTATCTTCTTTTTTTGCTTCTGTATTTTTTGTCAGCACAGAATTCACAACTGGATCAGCAACAAGTGGAACATCAGTTGAAACTTTACCATCCTCTTTTACTTGAATTTCTGGTTCAGTAGTTTTAACGGGTGCGGATGCTGTTTGCGTGGAACTATTCTGTTGATTTAATAGCTGCTGTGTAACATATGCTTGTTGATAACCAGGACAACTAGAATTGTAGAGTGCATTTAAAGAGCATTGTTGATTGAAATAAGCGGTCTGATATCCTGGACAAGAAACAGCATAAAGAGGATTGGATGAACATTGTTGGTCATGGTAGGCCTGTTGATACCCTGGGCAAGAAGGTGAGTAAAGTGGATTATTAATACACGGATCTACAGGTTCAGAGGTATAATTAAATTTTAAGTATGGATCCTTAAATTGAGGACCGTAATATCCAGCCCACCAACGGTTATCTTTACCTGTAAACGATAGCGTTGCATTACCAAGACTAGCTAAACTGTATGGATTTGTAAATGTTTGTGTTTGATTCCATTGTGTCCATCCATTTGTTGTTTGTGGTAAATTATGACTATATGATTGTAAAGTAATACCAGTATTACTAAGTATTGAAGCATTTACTGTAAATGTACCTCTAGAAAAATCTTGATTCAAGTAAGTTAAACCATAATCTATACCGCCAACCTGAACACCAGATCCTGCCAGCGCTGAATTTATAGCCATAGTGTAACCAATTGTTCCTTGATTGTAACCAAACATAAACTGTCCGGTAGAAGAATTGTATCCAGGAACATTGCCACCAAAAAATCCACCGCCTGTTGAATTAGTCACCGTAAATCCACTCCAGCTCTGTTGCACTCCAGGTAATCCAGATTGAACTGTAGTTGTTATCACATTGGTCGTGGTTTGTTGTTGAGCGTAAACAGAACCAATCATCATACAAAGAAAAAATAGTATTTTTTTCACATGCGACTCTTATCTTGTTCTCTTCTAATTTTATCTTGTGCTTCTTTTGGTACTGGTTCAAATCTGTCACCAAGAGCCAAAATACAATAAGTGTCTCTATCAACTCTTTCAGATATAGTAAACGATCCTGTCTTTGGATTGACAAAAATTACCATTGCAAGAGGCTCTCCTTCTGACATGATTGGATAAGATTGTCCTCGCACATAAGGTATCTCTTGAGCCTCATCTATAATTTCTGTAAGGTTTTTTAGACTCACACAAGCTGTCCGCATTGTCACAACAGTAAAATCTTCTTTAGGTGAATTTGCTAATACCAAAGCAGGCATCAACAAAAACATTGCGATTGTTTTTTTCATTTAGTTTGCTTTTTCTTCTTTTAGGTTAATTGGTGCTCTATAAAATCCAGTAGTACCCAGTTCTTTTCTGGCATCTACTGCTGAAAGATCTCTTTGTTCCCATTGTTTAATTGCTTCAGCGCCAATCTTGCCATTAATTGGACATGGAGTACCGGCGTTTGACATTGCTACAAATACTCTTTCGTCTTGGCAAAGCGTTGCGACAGCGGCAACCTTCATGCCCATGTCATAAAGATTTTTAGCTAGTTTCAGTCTTTCGCAATTTTCATCACGGTAAGTTGTACCAATTGCGATACCAAAGATTTGTGTTTGTGCGGCACCAGATACACCAACGGCACAAAGGTCGTTGTTTATGGTATTAATTGCAGGTGCGATAGCCGAAGGTGGTGGGCTATTTACAGTTGTTTCAGATGTAGAATTAGTTGTGCTTCTAGAAGTTGAATCGGTTACTATAGCTTGAGCAAATACTGAAACAGTCGCAGTCATCATAACGATTGCGGCTAATTTTTTTAACATTTGATTTTATCTTTCCTGTAGTTTGAGCATAACGAACTCGCAGAAAAAATAATATACTACAAGGTACTATTTAGTATCGACCTTTGTTACAATTTTTTTAATGGAACACAGGGTGAGATTCGAACTCACGATTTTACAGTTTTGCAGACTGTTGCATTTGACCACTCTGCCACCTGTGCATATTGGCACGACCGGCAGGGATCGAACCTGCGACTCTCTGCTTAGAAGGCAGATGCTCTATCCACTGAGCTACGGTCGTATGGTGCGATTGGCCGGAATCGAACCGGCATGCCCTAAAGCGAGAGATTTTAAGTCTCTTGTGTCTACCTATTTCACCACAATCGCATTACAAAATTGGTACACCGTAGGGGAATCGAACCCCTCTTACTTGCGTGAAAGGCGAGTGTCCTAACCGATAGACGAACGGTGCATTGTAAATCACTTACTGAACATTATCACGAATCCATTGCCAATATTCTTCGTATGACATTTGGTTCTCCTTAAATGGTCTCGGACACAGGAATCGAACCTGCACCTTCTTGCTCCCAAAGCAAGCGGACTACCTTTATCCCAATCCGAGATGTTGGTGCCCCTCGGCGGAATCGAACCACCACCACTCCCTTACAAGGGGAGAGCACGACCTTCATGCTAGAGAGGCATAAAACAAAAAACCTCAGTCTTTTTTAGGGACTGAGGTTTGTGTATTCTAAACTTTTACTAAATTTTACGCACAAAATCCCAGCACCCAAGTATTTCTTAGGCAAAGTAACTCTGTTGGGGTACATAATATTTTAGACATATCTTTTATTTAGTCGCCAACTTTTCTTTAGTCATTGTTTCTTTTACAACTTTTCCTTCAATGTCAGTATAGATAACATAGTTATCGGCATCAACTCTTGCAGCACCATTAAAAAAGTATTCGTCCATTTCTTTGAATCGTTCAATATCTTTGTCTTTTGCCTCACGAACATTGATAACATTCTGTCCTAGCCAATTGGACAAGTTGTAATCAGACGATGCAGCAATCAATTTTGCTTCTTCTTCGTCTTTTGCGTAGACAATATGCACTTCATAAAAAGAGGAAAGGGTTTCAACACTAAATCTTTTCAATTCCTCAGTTTTTTTCTCTTTTTTTGCCATTTTTTACTCACTTTCCTAATGTAAAGTCAACTCTCGTCACAGAATCCCAACGAAATGACCGCCAATCTTGTTTTTCAATGTCAAAAACGGCAATGGCATCTTGGGATTGCGTTTTTTTGGCATTTTTTGGCGTTTTTTCACTTGGAATTTTTGATTCTGCCAATGTGCAAATCATTTTTCGTTCGGATCCATCTTTTTTAGTGAATGTAACCGTTGTTTCATGCATTTTCAACACGCCACGCAACCATTTACGGCCTTCTTTTGTATCAATTTCACTTGCCATCATGTATCCTTCTTTATCCTTCTTCTTCAATGTAAAACTTCCATCGTGATTATCGATCCATTCGATATTATCACCCTCTTTCCAATCAACTTCTCTTAAAAATTCTTCGGAAAACTCAATAAAGACCTCACCGTCATTGTCGGTCAAGACTTCAGCCGTCCATTTACTTGCTATCTTCTTCATCTTTGCCCTCTTCTTCCCATTCTGCATTATTTGATTTCTAAAATTGAATTCAAACAACCTATCATTTCTCTTATCTTAACATGACCAACTGTCTTTTTGAGGTAATCATCGAACCATGCATCCGACTTATCCGTTTTCTTTACGGCACAACCATACACACCGGCACCTGCCAAATTACCAATCCATGTTGCCGGGTCTACTAAAATTGCCTCAAAGGCATCATCGAACACCGGACGATTATTTTCATCTGACTTAAAAAATGCAATGTGATACATGTGCCCACTTTTCGATACCTCAATTGGCTTACCATTTGCCATATCTTCCTTAAAATCAAAATAAGAGAGGACAAGTTCATTCTCGTCCTCTCCTGGCAAAAAATAGATACCATCAAAGTCGCTAGATTTTCTCTCCAACATAAAATTCCTTTCGTAGCGAGGATTTGTCCCTCAGTCTATCATACTTCTTTTTGTTTTGTGCTACACGCATTCGGTATTTAGCGCTAAGTAGATCCTTTGCTA